GGGTGTTTCGCAACAGCATGCAGAGGCATCAGTGCGCAGAGCGGAGGTGGACCTTGAGGTCATCGAAGCTCAAGGAAGTCCAACTGGAGAACCTGGAGCGGGTCCTCAGTTGGCGGCTCCCACCTGCCGTTAGGCAGGTGGTGCAAGGCTGGATCGGCGCTGGAAAAGCGCCGAAACATAAGATCAGAGCGTTCACGAAAGTTGAACTGCTCGCAAAGTCGCCGAGATGCGTCTGTCCTATGGATCCAGCCATGTATGTCATGTTAGGCCCCGCAACAGCAAGAGCAGAGATGACCGTAGGGAAGTTGAAGTTTCTTGTCAAGGGCATGACGTTGACAGAGCGAAGTGCTTACGTTGGTGATGAACTGTCGAACGGATGTGTTTGGGCAGAGACCGATTATAGTGCTTTTGATAGTACTGTTAAGTTGAACTTTAGGGAGATAGAGTTTGACGCTTATGCAACATATTTTACGGACGAAGAGTTGGTATATTTTATTATATTGACCTGCTTGTCGGTCATTACTCATGTCAGTTTGGATGGTGAGTCGGATTTAGGCAAGTTGGTCATACGCTCCATGCGGTATTCAGGTGAACCTGGCACGTCGATAGGAAACGGGCTGGTCAATTATTTTGTGTTCTGGTCGAATCCAGAACGTCCGAAGAATGCGAAGTGTTTGTGTGAGGGTGATGATGGAAATATAGTGTCCGTGAAGAGGTACGATGTTTTGGGGTGGGCTAGGAGCTTGGGTTTTAGGTTGACCTGTGACTGGCATAGTGACCCCAGAGATGTGAAATTTTGCGGGAGGTATGAGGGGGGAGATAAGTTCGATGACAAGATAAGTCACTGCGATATCACAAGATGTTTGTTCAAGTTGAATATATCGTGTGGGATGTCGAATGGTTTGTCTGGCGACATGCTCAGGAGGAGCAAGCTGTTGTCAGCTTTTAGCACGGACCCCAACACGCCCGTAATAAGTACATTGGTTTGGAGATTGTGGCACCATTTTGGATATGGAGTCACGTCGGAGAACCAGTTTTCTCAGGATGATTCACTTAAAGTGAAACTGGCTGGAGGAGCAATTTATCCGGGTTTACAGCCACCTCGTATTGATGACGAGGCATATATGAACCTGGTTTCTCAAGGCATGTCTTCTGGATATGCCAAGTCGTACGATGCAGCGGTGCGGGCTAGCATAGGCAGGCAGGATGTGCCATTATTTGATATGGAGAAATCCAACGCCAAGTATTGGTTTCAGGCTGTCGGCCCCCTTAGTCGTTAACATCCGGAGCGTCCGGTTCAGACCAAGGGGCCCCTCGATTTACCGTCGTAGAGTATGACAAAGAAGAAAACTATAACAAAAATTATATTGCCCGTGCAGAAGCAGGGCAAGAAGAAACAAACCAAGAAAATCGGTGCCATTAAGGGGCACGGTGATTATTACAGCGAAACAATCAAACCGTTTCTGCAGCGCAATGTCCCCAAAGGATCCATGTCTAAGATAGGAGCCATGTTGGGGGCCCACCTCGGCGGTCCAGCAGGGTCTGCGTTTGGTGGGTACGGCGGCGGGAAATTGGCGGAGTTGGTGGGTTTCGGTGATTATTCGGTTGGTAACAATTCACTGGGAAAGGAGTGCGGGGCACTGCCGATGGGTGAAGAAGTGCCAAGGTTTGTCTCATCAGGGCGAGGGACACGCATAGTGCATAGGGAATTCGTGGGAGATGTCCTATCGGCTGGATCAGCTTTCAGTCTGACGGGGTATGATCTCTCCCCGATGAATATCACTTTGTTCCCGTGGATGTCTACCATTGCAGCGCTTTACCAGCAGTACAAGTTTAACGGAGTTGTGTTTGAGTTCAAGACTATGTCGTCTGAATATGCAGCGACTTCTGCACTGGGTACCGTGGTGAAGACCACCAATTACAACGCAAACCAACCGCTCTTTGACAACAAGTTGGAGATGGAGAACACCGAGTTCGCCGTCTCCGCAAAACCGTCATTGAGTCAGATGCATTGTATTGAGTGTGATCCGAAAGAGCGAGTTACCGAATATCTTTACGTTCAGCCCACTATCGTGGGTTTGGGCGCGAATGACAAAAGGTTGACTTCCTTCGGTACGATGCAATTGGCAACCACAGGCTTGGCTTCACCAATAAATCTCGTGATTGGCGAGTTGTGGGTGAGCTATGACATAACCCTTCTGAAGCCAGTGTTGAACGCAACACCAGGAGGGATGGTAAGCTCTACCTTCACTAACATCGCCTCTCCGGCGTATTTGAACTTGTTTGGAACAGCGCCGACGATGTTGAACGCACCTACGAAAGCAGCGTTGTACGACCCGTTTGTTCCCAACGTGTTCATCATCCCGGCAGTCGGGACATATCTCGCCTACTTGAATGTGACCGCTTTCACCGGCGTTTCCGCCCCTTTCACCATTACGGGCGGAGGCATCGTGTTTACGACACTTGCAAGCACTGTTGTGCCTGCTGGCTATGCATCGCAATTGGCCAGGGTCGTTACTACGGCGGTGAATACTCCCGTTACGCTCACTTGCGTTGGGATGACGGGTACGCTGTCACTTGTTCAGGTAAAGTGGATAAAAGTGGATGGACCATCTAGTGGATTCTGATGAGTTTTCTTATTTTATCAACGGTTTAAGAAACCGGCCGCGATAGAGCCGCGGCTAAGAAGTAGTTTTGGCCTGCAGTGTGGTACTTAATTGCGCACTGGACATAAACCATAGGCCACCATGGGGGGGTGAGGCAAAGGTCCGTTTAGTAGCGGACGTCCCAAATATTCTCACTGTAATTAGACTAAGTCCTTAGCAAGGATCTCCGCAGGCAGGCGGACAAATGCTACGCGTTTTCGAAAGAGCGTGGGGTTCCCGTTAAGGGATTTGCGCAAGCAAGCACACACAGCACCTGAT